GAGTTTGCCGCCTTGGTATCTTCCGACCCCATCACGGCAGCCATTGAGCGGTACAACGCCGCCGCAGAGGGTATGCGCCGGATCTATGAAGAGTACAACGGAATCAAGTCGTTGTTTTCCTCTGCCGGCGCTGGTAAGAAAGAAAACCCCGTGATGGCTTTCACGAAATCTTATAACGACGCTATCCGGGAACTGCGCGGGATGTACTGGAAACAGCTGTTTGAAATGCCGCAGCTGTTCGATGCGATGACCTACGAAATGCAGCAGGATTACCAGAAGCGGATCAAAGAGCTTGAAGGCTACGACTTCAGCGCGTACAACATTCTGACCGTCCGGGAAGAAATTTCACGAAATCTTCTTTCCAGCATCGACCACGAAATTATAAAGCTGTTCGACGACTGGACGAACCTGCATTATAACGACGAGTACAGCAAGAACGTGCATTATTACAACGGCTGGTGCACGAACTCCGCGTACAAGATCAACCGCAAGGTGATTTTCCGCTGCAACGCCTTTGATACATACGATGGGCGTTTCTGCCCCCGGTACAACGCAACAGGCCATGTTGCCCAGATCGAGCGGGTGCTGCACTTCCTGGACACGAACGGCAAGCCCTACAATGGGGACGAACTCCGCGCCGTTCTGGATGCCGCCGAAAAGAGCGGCCAGACCCAGAAGATCCAGCTACACTATTTCACCGCCACGTTTTACAAGAAAGGCACCTGCCACATCGAGTTTACGAACACGGACGTTTTGAAGTCCTTCAACCTCTACGCCGGACAGCGCAAAGGCTGGCTGCCGCCCACCTACGGCAAAAAGAGCTATCACGATATGGCCGCCGCAGACCGCCGGGTGGTTGACAGCTACGAGGGAGAGGCCAGCTACACCGACACCCTCACCCGGCACCTGATCCCAACGCAGAGCACGTTTTTACAGCTGAACGCTTAACACGAAACCGGATATTTTGGCAGGGCTGCACCGGGCAAAGCAACCCCGCCCCATCTTCCCGACATTTACGTCGGGAACATCACGAAACAGAAAGGAGGTATTTTCATGGTTCGATGTTGGATATACTCCGCCGGGCCGGATCAATGCCAATGCTACAACGTGGATGACGAAAACTTGGCCGATCTGGCAGCACAGGCGCAATTCCTAGAGGACTTCCGTGCCCAGCGTGCAGCAAACCCGGCTTTATACCGGCAACTGCTCAATATGCTGGTGCCCGCCGCCGATGCCATTCCCATGCGCAACTATACCGGCCTGCCGTTCTGACAGCCAGTGTCCCGGCAGCCCGCCGGGAGTATCACGAAATCCAGTATCACGAAAAGGAGCAACAACCATGAAGAACCAGGGCACCATCGCCCAGATCCAGTGCCCGGAACCGGTGACAGAACGTCACCGCTTGACCGTGCCCCGCCTCGCCGACCTGGTATCTCTGCACGAAATCTTCTTGTCTTTTATTGCTTTTGTTTGCGTTTTGTTCTATCATGACAGTAACGAAACACGAAAAGGAGGTTTCCCGTTATGACTATGATTCCCGCATTCGGCCCATGGCCAGAGCACCCCGCAGACGCTGACGAAGAGAAGCGCCTTGCCAGCGCCCAGCAGAGCAAGACCAGCCCCATCAGCATTGACAAGGAACACGAAACCGGTGTTTTCTATGGGTCCGGCAAAGATCCGTACCAGACCAGCCTTGCAAGCTGCACCTGCAACGACTTTGTGCGCCGGAAAAAGCCCTGCAAGCACGTTTTCCGTCTGGCTATGGAACTGGGTATCATTGACGCAGCCTATAAGACCGGCCGCAGCACCGGCGAACGGAACGAAGCGCAGCTTAGTTTTGCAGACTGCCTCGACCTGGTGGAGCAGCTTTCCGATGCAGCGCAGAACGAGATCAAGGAAATGCTGCGCTACACCAGCGAGCGCGTAGATGACCGGCAGAAGCCCATCACCTGCCACGAACTCGATCTTGTGCCGGAACTGCGCACCTCTCCGCTGCTGCACGAAAATCCTTACCCGCTGGAAGAGGTGTTGAACGACCTGCCAAAGCCCTTTGTTGTGCAGCTGCTGGATCTGGTGCACCGGGAAGGCAAGCCAAAACGAAACGCAGCTAAAACCGTAATGGCTGCATGGCTGGCGCAGAACGCGCCCATGCTGGCAACGGAATTGCCGCCGGTCGCTTCCTTCTCGTTCGTTGAGGTGTTCGACAAAGCCCAGCGTGACGTTTACAAGTACCTGCACCGCAAGTACGACACGGAAACAGACTGGTGCACCGGCGCAGAGTATCCCGCCGGGGCTGTGCCCGCGGCAGACGGGTCCACTTACTACTTCCCAGAGGACAGAGTTACCGATGCCCTCACGAAACGCGGTTTTAATCGCTGCCTGAATGGTTACATCCCGGAGTAAAGAATCTTACTTCACGAAATCTTACTTTTTGACCACGAAATTTGCAATTTATCTGCAAAAATCCGGTCTTAGCCACGAAAAGCAGCTTTTTAACCACGAAATCCAACTTTCCAGCTTCAAAAAGTTCAATTCAATCACGAAAACCCGCTTTTTTGATACATTTTCTCTCACGAAATGAGGTTTTGCATGGAACACGAAGAATTTTTTGCACCGTGGCGTTTGGTCGCTGCTTTTGCGGACGGCTCCCGCCTGCTGTTCGATGGTCTGACGGAAGAACAGGCCAGAGACGCAATGGAAGCCGCTCAGGAAGAGCACGGCGACATTGGTTACTGGAACCGGGTCACGGATCAGAACTATGAGGACGGCAGGTATTACAAGACCGTCCCGCCACCGCCTTGCATCAACATCGTGGACTACGACGGCTACACTGGGCCGCTGGACGAAAACGGTCTGCCGGTAGGTCTGGCTGAACAGATTGCCCAGGCCAACGTAGAGGAAGGCCGGGATCCCAACGAGGCGCAGATCATCATCAAGTGCAACGCTCCGCCGGACGACCAGCCGCACGAAAAGTAAATCACAAAATCCAAAAAAGCCCGCCGGGTCGATGACCTGACGGGCTTATGGTGTTGAAAGGATGGTTTGTATGAAGTTAAACATGGATTGCGTCCGCGCCGTTATGCTTTGTGCAGAAGAGTACACAGACTATAACCACTATTGCTATTTCATTTCTTACCAGAAAAACAATGTGAACGACTTCCTGCTGGATGACCCGGAAACACCGCCAGCCTACCAGCTTGAACTTGAAAAGACATACGACAACGACGATCTCTTTTACGCCGTTGAGTATTGCGTCAAATCCGGGTTTGTTGAAACGCTTTTCTCGAAAGACACTTATCGCATTCCCATTTCCCGCATTACGCCTGATGGGCATAGATTTCTTGAAAACATTCGGTCTGATACGAACTGGGAAAAGGTCAAAAGCGTTGCCAAAAAGGCCGGCTCTTTCAGCGCAGATGTGATAATCGAGATTGCAAAGAACGTAGCTGTGGAAGCGGCCAAACATTTTTTAACCAACACCTGACGAGCTTTCCTACCTCTGCATTTTCCAATTCGGTTTGGATTGCCGCTTCGTTGTACCAGATCTGCTTTTCTTTGATTCCAGTTTTCACGATTTCTTTTGCGATGGTTCTAACGGCATATTCTCGCGGGCTTATCATGCCGCTGTCAATCTCAATTTTGATCTTCACTTTGTCCTCCTTCGCGTAAATCCGGTTCAGCTGCCCGCCTTTCAGATTGGCAGTCCAGCAGCGGCTCTCCTGAATCCGAGAATATCGGTTTTGCTCTAATTTGACGTATCATAGCTTCGCACAGATCCTTTACCTCTTCTTCCGATTCCAGGACTATTTTGCCATCATTTCCTCCAAAGACTTCAATTCCGCCCTCTCTCCGTGGAATCACAGACCAGCGCAGATCAAACAGCACATCCTCGTTCCCCGGAAATTCTCCGCCCGGAAGGTTAAACATTGCTATTCCGCCAGACGGTTCAATAATTTCATCATCGGTCAGTTCAATTTTGATTCCCATTTTTCAAGACCTCCGTAATCCTCAGCACATCTTTTGCGAAACGCAGCGTTTTCGTAAGATCTTCTGCGTTTTTGAAACGGACTACGTTTCCTGCGTTTGAAATCAGTTCAACGCCACCATCCGGTGCCATCCTCACGAACCGGCACAGTTCGCCCTCTTCCCGTGCGGTCCGCTGCTCTTTGGTTTCTTCGATAAAGCAGGTTCTGAGCGCGTTCTCTGCGTCACAGTATACGCTCCTGTCACTCCGCACCAGCCTATACATCCTTCCGGGCAGCACCCGAACCTTGTTTTTATGCTTCTTTCCCATAACTTTGTCCTCCTTTGCACGAAACCCGGTAGGCCAACTGCCCGCCGGGTTATTTCTATGCCTGTTTTCAGATTTTTGGGGTAGTCGTGTTTGTTTTTCTACGACCATCGGACACGATTTTGCGGAAGCGCCTGCACATGAAGTTCCGCAGGCAGCCTTGCCTATAAGAGAATGTCACCCTCCGCCCAGGCATCCGCTCGGCGCTGTCCCTCGCGCGTGTTTAACGCACGCGATAATAAAGCGGCGCACTCCGGGAGCCGTTCCAGGTTCCTTCCCAGCTGTGCAAGAGCGACGTTTCGCAGGTACTTCAAGTGCTGCACACTGTATGGAACTTTCTGCTGTACTTCGTGCCATTTTTTGTGGCTGATGTAGAACTCCGTTAAAATCAGATTGTGGCCACTGTCCAGCCGGTTCATTTGTCCTCGGATAATGTTCTGATCTTCCAGCAACACAGCCCGCTGCCGTTCCAGCTGACGTAGTTGGTCTCCAATGCCCAGTTCATCCATCCGGCAGGCCATCGCCGCCGTGCTGTCCCCAGGTGTTCCGCCGCGGGGCATTCCATCGGTGCCCATGCCCCGCATAGGGTCCACTTCATCGCTCAGTGCGGTGCACTGACGGCGGATGATCTCTATCCGCTGCGGGATGTCCGCATAATATTTCAAGATTGCCTCCGCCTCGTGTACTTTCACTGCTCAGTCCTCCCAAAAAATCAAAAATCTTTCTTGAAAAGGGGTTCTCCGAAAACGGGTTCTTCACCCTTGACGCGCTCCACCATGGCACCCACGCCGTAAATGTCCTCAATGACCCGGCGCAGACGATCATAGGCAAATTCTTCTCCGCCATCGTCCACCCAGCCGAGGAACTGCTGGTAATTTTTCTTGATTTCTTCCTTCACGGCCTCAATTTGTTCAGGGGTATATTCCATTTCTTCCAGTGATTCCGCAAAGAAACGAACGATCATCTTTGCAGCGTCCCGGCGTTCAGCCAGAACACGCAGCTTTTTTTCAGAGCCTACCAGACCACCCGCCGGGAGCCAAAATTCTTCCGGCATCAGGTGGGCAGTGCGTGCTTCCAGCCGCTTGAGGGCTTCCGGTGCACCGTACTTGTCGTGATCCATGATATACCTGGATGCAGCATTGTTCATCTTCAAGGTCAGGAGCGTAGATTCTTTCTCGCCCCAGTCCCAGAGATCATGTGCCGCGGCAACTGCGCAGTACGAAACGACCTGCCCGATTGCCTCACGGTTCAGCGTCGTGCGGTGCTTCGACTTGCCGATGTTGATTTGCTGATTCACTGCATTCTGGATGCTCTGCCGGTAGAATGCTGGCATCCTTGCCCTGCTTTTTCCCATGATGAATCCTTTCCCGCCTGTTCGGCCAGGCGCTTCCACTTTCTGATTTCTTCCGCCGTATCTGGCGTGATATGCTCAATAAACCGCCAGTGCTGCGGTTCTGCCACAAGATCGATAAACATACGGCGGCGGTGGATGTAATCACGCTGCTGCCGCCGGGTGAATTTGCTTTTCACTTCCACCACCTCAACCGTGCCATCAGCATAGGTCAGCACAAAATCCGGGGTATAGTGCGCCGCCGGGAGCTTCACATTGCCGTATTCTTTTTCCGGCAGCATAGTAAACCTGCGGTGCAGCTCTACCTTCACGACCTCGCCACTCTGGACTTTGGGCAGAACAGTTCCCATGTAGTAGTCATACTCGCCCCGGCTGTCAAACTCGTGTCCGGTCGATCTGGCGGCATTCACAGCGGCTTCCAACGATGCAGGTGCAGCTTTGCCCCCGCACCTTCTCTGTGCAAGCTGCTTTTCCGCCTGTGCCCGGTAGCGTGGCGGCAGGTCAGAAAGTTCCAATCTCATGCTCATGGCTGGTTTCTCCTGTTCTTCCGCCGGGTCTCCGGTTTCTTTTTCAACTTGAGGATCAAATGCTTGGTGTTGTTGCCGGTGATATGCTGCTCACACTCACGCAGAGTATAGCCAGGGTATTTTTTCTCCCAGTACGCACGATCATCCGGTAGGGTAAACGCTTCGTCAAAGCGCTTGCGGCTCCATCTTGTGTCGTTCGGGCGCGGAGTTTTCGGCTTTTTCAGTCCTTGGCTCTGCCGCCAGCGGCGGATGCGGGCGCGGGCTTTCGTCATGTAGGTCGTCAAGCGTTCAAAGCTGGAACAGGTCAGATCGATAGGTTCAACTTTCACAAGTCCCATCGGCCGCCCGGTGCTGTCCCGCCACAAGTCCTTGATCTCCTGCCATGTCAGATTGCCTTGCAGGATCGCATGATGGTGGTGTCTGCCGGTAACTTTCCCGTCCTCGTCCACCACGCTGTACTCTGCAACCTGCATCCACTTGGATGCTTCTCGACCCATCTTTTTGCAGAAGCGCTTCAAGCGGCGGGTAAAATTCGTCCAGTCCCGGTCTACTTGGTCAAAATCTCCGGGTGCTGGCTGGTGGCCGTGGTCGTATGTAAACGTGACCGCCCAGTCGCTTTCCCCGAAATTCGTATAGGCCAGCTGGCAGAAATACCGTCTCGCTATCATGTCGTTATACTTCTGCTGCGCAATGGAGGTTGCCAGCTCTCTTTTGCGGCGGGTGGATGCGGTATGCTCTTTGTCCGTTGTTTCAAAGAGATCCACTTCTGCATAATCGGACGTTCCTAGAATGTGTTTCTGTTCCCGAATGTACCATGCCCGCACCGTTCACTTCCTCCTTCCGCAAAGCTCTACTGGGATTTTCTTTTCTGTGAACCAAACACACATGGCTTCGCAGGACAAGGGGGATACAACGCCGGGCAGGTCTTTTTGAGCTTCTCATTCCTTCAAGCCATACAGACCCGCCCTCGTTTTCTCCCCCTTGACCCCCGCTTTCCCCGGCTTGTGTTCTTCTGTGGTCGCTAGATTAAGTTACACATACAAGCCCCTTGCCGCCTCGTCAGGGCGGCAATTTAACGACGGGCTTGCTTAATTCTTGATTAGAGCTTGATTAGTTTACTTCGTAGTCACCGATGCTGTTTTCTTCCGTTCTGACTTCCCAGCACTCGCAGGTGTCCTCCGGGTCAGTGAAGTCGGCACGGTTCGGAGAATTGCCGTTGAAGCATACCCAGGTGTAGCCCTCATGCCAGCGGCAGGTGCAGCAGGTTCTTTCAGGTTCCATCATCCTGTGTTCCTTTCGTCACGGTTCTAGCAGTGTGTGGCAAATCGGACAGGCGTGCGGTTCCCAATCTGTCCTGTACCCGCATACCGGGCACTCATACCAGCCGTATGGAAACACACCGGTAGCGTCATAGAATTCACGCTGCCATTTAAGTGGTTTTGGCAGTGGGGTGCCGATCGCTTTCGCAAATTGGGCGGCCCGCATAGCAGTTGCAATGGCATCCCTTGCAGGTTTCAAAGAATCGTGTTCTTCCTTTTTCTTGGAGTTATCTGTCTTATCCTCCATGTCGGCCACCTTCATAAAAACGATTCATCGTTTCGCGGTACACTTTGTAGCACTCCGGGCACAGATCTCCGATTCCATTGATGTTTCTCATTTCAAGCGCCCAACCATCCAATGCTTTCTGGTCAAACACACCATCGTCGAACCGTTCCGCGAACACCTGCTTTCTGCACCGGTTGCAGATAAACATTGCTCCGTTCTGTCTCATGGTACTGTCTCCAACTTTCCAACTTCAAAATCTTCAAGGTTCGGGTGCAACTTCTTCCTCTCGATCCCGAACTTTGCCCTTGCTCAGTGCCAGAGGACCACGTTTGACGAATGGGCCAGATATGTTGTTCCGTTAATTTTGACCTGTAACTGGTCGCCTTCATAATCGTTCCAGCTGTCCACCTTGCCCTCAATTACGGTTCCATCCGGCATTTTAATCTGTGCCTGCGAATATTCGTAGGTCAAATCAATTACCTGCTTGTTGCATCCCGTCATCAGCAAAACGCTTGCCGCCGCAGATGCTCCCACCATAAAAATCTTTCTCATTTCTTTGCCTCCTGCTTTTCATTGAGTTTTACTACCGGCTGCGGCTGGTCGCTGCGGTTCAGCGGCTTATCAAAGCACACATTCCATGGATCGCCCTCCGGCTTGTCATGCCATGCCAGGGCGTGGCGAATGGCAAGCCATACCTGTTCTGCCCGGTACGGTACCTTCATTACGTCTGAGGTCGGGGACGGGAGAACGCATCTGCTGTACAGCCGTTCCATTTCTAGCAGCATGGTATTTCTGCGGCCTATCGCAACATTAAAAGCGTTTTTACGCTGTTCCTCGCTCTGAAACGCATTGTTTTCCGCGTCCGAGTAGAATTTTGCAAAGCACAAGTCTTCTGCCAGATCCCAAAACTGTCCCATGTGCAGCCGCAGATACCACTCGCAGGCCGCTTGCACAGCCTCGGCCACCGGGCGGCTCATGGTCAGCGTGATGGTCTCGATTTCGGTAGGTGCGTCATTCTTCTTCACCATAGTGCGGATCCTTTGCCCCCGGCCAGTGACGGCGCTGGCTGCGCTCAAACTTCCGAGCCATCGCTGCTGTCTGAATAGCTTCCACGGCCAGAGCAACAGCCCGGTCATATACACCCTTCGTGGAAATCTGCGGATTGTTGGAGTAAACATTCATCCACATTGCATTGAGTTCCTGACGCAGACCGTTCATCTCCTTCGCAGCTTCCACGACTTCTTCTTGGATGATTCCCGCGCCCTCATGTGGCCCAGCAAACATCCGAAACTTCTTATTGGCAGCGGCCAACTCGATTTTGACCAGCCGCTTCACGTCATTTTTTACCGCATCCATGATTAGCCCTCCGTCCGGCTCTTGATTTTGGCCAGCAGGTCATCCAGCGGAACATCGGAAAGCGAAAACCCGGCCTCTCTTTCGTCCTCGACAGAGACCAAGAGTGCAGAGGAAAAGCACAAAACGGGGCGAACACCGTAGGTGTCGTAGTAGTGCCAGACGTCGTGGGAACCATCAGACTTGACGTACCAGACGCCGTAGCTGAGGTAG